TTCCCCCACCATTATACCACACCCCGCTCGCCCGGTTGACACGCACGCGTGCGCGTGCTAGAATGGTGGATAGAGGTCGAACTATGCCGAACCCACGCCCATTCCTGCGCCCCGCGCTAGACGCGATGCTGGCTGCCGCGCAGCGAGCGCGTGCCGCGCGTGGGCACCCCTTTCTCGCGCGCGAGAACATTGGGCCGAGAGGGATGGACTTCCCCGGCGCTAGCGCGATGCCGGGCGCCCCGCGCCCAAGTGTGCTCACGCGAGAGCAGGAGTTCCAAGCGGGGCGCGTGCGCCTGCCTGGTGCGCCCGAGCCGGGTATGCCGCCTGGTGGGTTCTTGCGGCCTATCAACCCGCCCCCACTTGCGGGGGGGAGTGGGGCGATGCAGTTGGGCGATACGCGCGAGCTTAGGGAGGGATTCAAGTTGGCGTATGCGCGCGCGGGCGTGCGTGGTTTGCAACAGCCCGCGCACGAGTTCGAGCTTTCGAGCCCGGATGGGGCGATGCGGTTATTGCGGATAGTGGAAGCGCGCGGGAGAGCGGGCGTGGGGTACGCCACAATACAGTATAGTAATCCCAACCGGCCTGACGCGCTAAAGATGGTGGCTACCCCCGGTGCGGCGGGTGTGCCGGTGAGTGTGGTGCGGGAGGTGATTCGAGAGATACGTGATGCGTTGCCTAACATACATACATTAGAGGGCGCGCGCACAGGTGGGGCGCATAACATAGCGGCAAGTCGGGCGATGGGTGGGAGCGTGGGGGATGTGCTTGACGCAGCGCAGCAAAGGATTAAATTGCGGAGGCCGTTCCTTGAGCAGCCATAGACCTACAGGCAAATCGCCGGAGGACGTTCGGGCGCGCAAGGACTCGTTTCTCACCGAGTTCGCGGAAGCAGTAACGGATAAGGAAGCGTGCGCGCAGGCGGGGATTTCGCGCAATACCCTCTACCGCTGGCTGAGTGAGGACGACGACTTTGCCGCCCGTCTGCAAGTGGTTGAGGGACAGCGCGCGCGAAATCTGGAAGCGCGGATGTTTAGCGTGCTAGATTGGGCGACCGCGAGTGAGGAGAAGTATGATAAGATCCTGCGCTATCCCAACCTGCTCATGTTCGCGCTGCGCGGGCTCATGCCACAACGCTACGGGTACAAGCTGGGCGTATCGCAGGATGAAGCGAAGCGCATCATCGACGCGCTAATGGGGATGCGCGATGACGCAGCCCCCGTGCGTGATGGCGCGGCGCTAGAGGACGCGGTTGACGCGCTCGTGGGGGCACGGTAATGCCTAGCCCATATCCCTTTTTGAATCTTGGAAAGGCCGCCGCCCGGCGAGCCGTTAAGTTGTCTGAGAACAAAGCGAGCCGCCCGAGATTGGAAGAATTACCACAACTCAGCCAAAGTTTTAGTGGTAAAGGTGGCTTAATCATTCCTGGCATTGACGAGTCCCCGCGTTTTGGGTTGAGCGATTTCGAGCGTAACCGTAGTTTTATCAATGACCAAATTAGGATACCCCTAATAGAACGGTATGGAACTGCCCCACCGGAAATGGCTCTGGGGAGAGTGCGGGGGGGTCAGGCGGATGGCGAGATGGCTGTCATTGTGGAGGAATTTGAGGAAGGGATGATGCCCTGGTTTGGTCCCCTTTCCCGGTTGGGCCTCCAGTTTTTGGCCCGAATTACTCCAACCAGAGCTCGGCCAACGGGCGGGTATGCCTTTTTAATGCCGGAGGACCCGATTTTGGGGAGCGGGTTGAAGTTTGGCCGTGAATAATACACAAGACGCCCTCCTCCAGCCCTTTGGTGAGCGCACGCGCGCGCTGTTTCGCACTGTGGGGTACACGCCAACGCCCGAACAGCAGGCCGTTTTGCTATCCCCAGCCACACTGATAGCGATTACGGGTGGAATTCAGGCGGGAAAGAGCGCGGTTGGGGCGAAAAAGGTGCTCAAAGAGTTCATACCGGACTTAAAAAAGGCGCTCGCACGCGCGGAAGCGCAGCGATTACCGATTACAGACGTGCTGCCCATCATTTACTGGCTCGTTGGGTCAGATTATGATGCTACTGAGCGCGAATTTCACTACTTGCAGAACGATTTTCAGGCCCTCGGTCTGCTCAAGCGGCAAGTGAAGAAGATAAACCCCGGTATGCTCGAAATTATGGGCGGCACGGGGCGACAATTGGTGTTAGCGCAGATAAAAACGAAGTCAGCCAAGGATTTCCGCACTCTACGCAAGGAAGCGCCAAGCGGGATTGTGATTTGCGAGGCCGGGCAATTGGATTTGGCAGGTTTTGAACGCTGCATGGAGCGCACCGCGCCGGGCGATGCATGGTTGATGGCGACTGGCACTATCGAGACCTCGTGGGGGTGGTTCACGGTGCTCGGGAAGGCGTGGGGCAATGCTGGCCCAGACAAGGCGTGGTTCCGGCTCAAGTCGGCGAGCAACTATTACATGTTCCCCGGTGGGGACGATGACCCCAAGCTCGTTCGCATACGCGGCGAGATGACCGACACGCAGTACAAGGAACGCTACGAGGGCGAGCCGTGCTTACCAACCGGCGTGGTGTTCCCGGAGTTCAGGCCGGACTTGCATGTGGGCAATGTGACTTACGAGCCGGGAGTGCAAGTGCAGTTGTGGGAGGACCCCGGCTATGGGACGGAGAGCGCGCACGCGGTGGAGGTGGTGCAGATTGTGGAGGGGCAAGTGCGGATAGTCGATGAAATCTATGAGCGCGGGCGCACGACGGAGGAAATTATTAAGGACATCGTGCGGCACCGCGAGTGGTACAAGGACTTCGAGGTGCTTGTGGATGACCCGCACTACGCCACGCAGCACCACTCCACCACTTCCTCAAGGGAAATTTGGCGCAAGTTCACCGGCAAGGAGGCGCGCAATCCACGCGTGCGGTTATTGCCACGCATAGAGCGCATCAAGACTTTCCTCGTCCCTAGTGCTAGCGGCGCAGCCAAGCTGGTGATAAGCCCTAAATGCCGTGGCCTACTTAGCGAGTTCGGCATGATGCCCAACCCGTTCGACCATCAAGAGCATATTTACCGATGGCGCACCGACGCGTCGGGCAATCAGATTGGCGACGAGCCAGAGCCAAAGTGGGACCACGGTATCCAGGCGCTCGGGCGGGGGCTGGTGCATAACTTTTCGCACGCGCTCGGCGCTGGCCCACGCAAGCGGCCTAGAGCGCAGTTCTTTGGAAAGCGTGAGGGCAAGCGGAAGCGTGGGACGCGAGGGGGCGAGTAATGCCAGACACCTATCCAATAGATGAAGTTGTGCGTATGGTGGAGCGCGAGGACCAGGCTACCAGCAGGCGGCGCGCACGTATGGACTCTGACTACAAACTGCAACGCGGCGACCCGTATGACACGAACGTGGACGCGGAGGGCACAGAGGCGGGCACGGATTTCAAGAGCTTCACCAGCAATGAGGCGGGTGCGCTCGTTCGCAAGGTGGTAGCCTTCCTCGCGGGCGCGCAAGTGCTACTCCAGGTGCCCTACGGCCATGCACAACGCGCGGAGCGCGGGCGATACGACCTCAAAGAGCGATTCGCGCTGGGGCTTCTCGACCAGGCCGACGACCTGCTGGCTGCGCTGGTGGAAATACCATTGCGAAACCAGCTTGCGTGGTTCTCACCCAATCGGGGATGGGTGACGGTGCGCGCGCTATTGATGAACCGCGCGGATGGCACCACTGTTGGTTCTGCCCGCCCGTGGGACCCGCGCAACGTGTACTGGCAGGTGGGGGGCGAGGGCCTGCTATGGGCGTGCCATCGCACTAGCCGACCTGCCGCGCAGATATTGTCGGCGTACCCGGAGGCCGAGCTCGCTTTCCGGGACGAGGACGAGTTACTTGTGGTGTATGACATGTACACCGAGAACATGAACGCCGTAATGACGCCGGATGTCATGCTCAAGCCGTGGACGCCACATGGGTCGCCACGCGTGCCCGTGGTAATCGTGCCGGTGCCGCTCCAGCCCAATATCTGGTCGCCCACCGGCGCTATGAGCATGAAGGGCGTGCCGGAGAGTACGGACGATTACGGGGAATCCGTATTGGCTACTAACCGCCCGCTCTACAACCACTTGAATGAAGTGCTCTCGGTCACGCTCGAACTTATGGCGAAAGCGCGCGAGCCGGGAGGTCTCGTATTCACCGACGAGGAGGATACCGAGCTTGAGGAGCATCCAAGCGTGAAAAGCGGCGTGCAATATCTGGGGCGCGAGGACAAGTACCAGGCCGTGCCACCCCCCGAGACTACCAAGGACGCGCTGCAATTACTCTCGGCGGTGACTGCCATGCTCCAGCGCGGGGGATTGCCGTACTCTACGTATGGAGAATTATCGTTCGCCATCTCCGGCTACGCCATCACCCAACTCAACCAGCAGATTCTCACGGTGCTAGGCCCGCAGACTCAGGCCATACAGCTAGCCATGAAGGGGATTGTGGAGTTGTGGGTGGACCAGTTTGTAAGTGGGCAATTTAACCCTGTGGTAGTGCGTGGGCTGGGGCGCAATAAGGACTACATGCAGGTCACAATCACCCCCGACTTAATCGCCAACTTGCCCCCATTCAAGGTGGAGATGGTCGCGCAACTTCCACAGGACGACGTGGCGCGCTTGGCCGCCGCACAGCAGGCGAGAGCGGGCGAGTTGCCATTCCTGCCGGATAGATGGCTGTGGGAGAACTTCCTACACCTGCCCGATACCGCGCTGATTGATTCAATGCTGAAAGAGCAGCTTGCGGAACGCTCGCACCCTGCCGCGCTTGCGCTCGCGCTTGGGAAGGCGGCGATGGAGCGAGGCGAGAAAGAGACCGCCAAGATATATCTTGACGAATACTTCAAGTTTGTGGTATTATCAAAGATGGGAGGGGGTGCGCCTGGAGCGCCAGGTGGCACGCCTGGTGGAGGTGCGCCCGGCTTGCCCCCAACCGTCTTGTCGTTCATGGCACAGCGGGGCTCGCCCGGTGGGGCGCCAAACGCGCCCACAGGCATGGAAGGAAATGCAGGCTTCCCGCGACGCCCATAAAGGAGATTGAGATATGCCAGGATACTACGGAGACGTATCAGGCGCCGTTTCCCCATACGCATCAGAGAATACCATTTATTGGGATACGGGGACACCTGTAGAGCCCGCCGATGACCTAGACGTTGCGCCAAAGACCGCGGCGGACATACTGGCGGATTTCCAAGCGGGCAATTTTAGTAGCGACGAGGCGGCGATTGCTGCATTGGAACTACTGGGGTACACCAATGATGGCGCCAGGACCTTCCTTGGCCTATCTACCGGCATTCCCACCGCCACGCCAGGTTTCGTGGGGACAAACGTTGGTGGAGCGCCAGTATCTTCCTCTCTCCTTGCAGAAACGCCAGAGGGGAGGAGAGAGGCCGACCTTCTCGCGCTGATACAAGACCCAGAGCGGGCCTTCCAACAACTCTTTGACACCTCTATTGGTCAACCGGGAACCCTATTAAATCGCTCGTCGTTCAATTTTTTGGGCGAGCCAGCTAAAGCGGGCTTTCGTTTGGCGCCATTCCTTCGTGATATTGCCCCAGAAAACTTGGGCTCTTTCCAACTGGCAGACTTTGTTGGCGGGGGATTACCAAGCCAGACAGATATAGTGAACGCATTCCGAGCGGCATCCGGTGACCCAACGGGACTGGCGGGGTCACAGAAGGTTCGCGCCGAGTCGTTCCAGCAAGACCCATCACAAGAAATGCAAGAGCTAATGTTTAGTACGGCCTTTGGCCCTTGGCTAGCGCGGCGGGGCACTGGCTATAGGAATGAACTCTCACGATTTCTGGAGCGACAGTTCAATCGGTTCAGGCAGGAAAGTCCTGGCCTCGGTTTCTTGCAGGAATTAGGGCAAAATAGGCTACCACAATTCGCCGGGTTTGGAGGCTTCTAATGCCCGCGACTGATTTCTTTGGGACTGGCCCGGAGTTTCCCGCGTTCTTCCTTGAGGACCAACCGCGCTCGGCCTTTTTCAGTGCCGCTGAGCCGTTTAGTAAGGCCCCAATCAGGCGGAGATTTTTCCAGAACCAATTTGACACGGTATTTGACCAGTATCTCGCCGCGCTGGGGGCGGCAGCGCGAACAGGCGTGGCATCTGACCAGACGTTTGCCGATTTTTCAGGCAATTTCGATTTCAACCGGCTATTTCAGCAGCAGCCTCGCTTTCAGCGTGGCGTGAGTAGCCAGTTCTTCAACCCAAAGACTAGATTTCTGTTTGGCTTCTAGTCATGCCCCAGCACACGCCACAGGACGAGGCGAGAAAGTACCTCGGCCTACCTCCCTTGCCACCCACGCCAGGTGCGCCCGCGCCCGTGCCCACCAAAACACCACGGCAGGAAGCGTTAGAGTACCTGTATGG